ATGGCGTCCTTAAGGAACACCGACCACATTAAGGGGTGAAGCATGAAGTCTGTTGGGATGTGATTTTCAGCCATAAGAACGGCAGCCATGTCGATGATGTCATCCCAGGTAATGGTATCGTTGGCAGCGCCATCGATATCAAGACCTGAAGTATCATCATAGGCAACGTCGTCATTATCGAAGACGACTGTAGCTGCATCCTTGAAACGGCTCAGAGCAATTTGCTCTTTGAGGCGAGCCATGGCACGACCTGCGGCGCGGACATGTAGACCGACAATGTCCCAAAGAGAGTCAGCAACGACTTCTTCAGTGAAGGCGAGCTTAACGCCCTTCTTTGAGACCTTGCCCTCTACCTGCTTTGCGAAGGCGAGTGCTTGCTCTGGGTACTCTTGACCCTCAGGGATTTCGGCAGCTTGGATTGCGTTGACTGCTGGAAACTCCAATGAACGCCCCTTGCCAAGGCGAACTGTTGAAAGTAGAGGAGTCACAAGTAACTGTGGCTCAGCTGCTTCCCTCAGCGTGCGAGAGAGAACCTTAGGGAACAACGCAGATGCATCAGGAGATGCAAATGCTTCCTTAATTGTTACTCTATTCTCTTCATCGATGTGTCCGTCCTCAGTCAGTGCAGCCTCCCAAGCTGGGAGACCCGAGAGGAGCTCTTGGATTGTCTTACTCATCTTAGGATTATTCCTCCTGTGTATATTGTTTTTATCAGAGTGTTAAGTTGACACGGAATGCGCCAACAACATTGTTTACATCCAGGTTTGCTCTAATACCGAGCTTGCCCTTATAATCTCCATCACGAGTAAGCTCGTAGACAGTCTTTAGTGCACCTGGATCAGATGGAAGCTGCATGTAGCTGAGAAGGCCATCATCGAAGTTTGTAGCAAACTTCTCGACTTCGATAACCTTGCCAACCTGCAGATGTGAGTAAACAGCACTGCTGTTCAACTGCTCTGCGGCGGTGAGCTTAACCGGACGGCCCATGTGGTCCGCACGGATAGTGTCACCAATAGCAAGGGAATCATTTAGACCCTCAACCATCGGGTACTCTACATAACCATGGGTGATGAAACCAGCACCCTGTGAGGTTCCCTTATCAAAGGGTCTGTAGAGATCATACTGAGCGCAACCGATTGGAACCGAACGCGCAGCGACGGTAACGGTATCGGTTGAACCACTTGTGCTGCTGGGAGTGGCTCCATCAAGTGGATCCCAACCGCTCATTGTATCGCCCCAAGTTACAGCTGAACCTGTACCATTAGCGGGAACGACTCTTGCGTCACCATTTGAATCGGCAACGACTGAAAGGATGGTACCCTTAGTGATGACAATCTCGAAACGATCATCCTCACTGTCGTAGTACCATGTTGGAAGACCTTGATCAGGAAGTAGGTAGGCGCTGGGGGCAATACCCTCAGAAACTACGAAGCGACCTGCTCCTGTCTTGCTATGTACCTTGCGGAATTTTGCTAAACTCATTTACTTCTCCTTATGATAATCAGAGTTTACGTCTACCCATAAGCGTGTCAACAAAGAGTTGCTCAAACTGCTCTTGCGGTGAGAGATCCTCTTCCTCAACAGAATCAGAGTCTATTGTGACAACATTCTCTTCAGCCATAACTTCAGCTTCAGACATCACCTCTGGTAAAGATTGGGCCGATGATCTTGCAGCGGGAGTCTTAGCTAAATCTCTAAGACTATCAGCCAATGACGAAGCTGTGCGTGATGAATGCTCACCAATCAGCGACTCACGATCTTCAACACTCTCAATACCTAAGGCAATCTTTGTGTCAACAACTCTTTCAACGAGAGTCATGTGTAACGCGCCCTTAAGTTTTGCATTCTCGGCTTTTACGGTCGAGAACTGCTCTTCAAGAAGGGCTACTTGAGCCTTTAACTGCTCAACATCCTGCTCATCACTACTTTCGTTTGTGGTGAGATCGCTGTCTTGAGCAGCTTCTTCCTGAACTTCATCATCTTCAACCTGAACAGTCTCAGACGATGCTTCTTCTGGCTTTTCAGCATTTTCGGAATCTACGTCTTGTACATCCGCCTCTTCTGAATCGTCAGCAGAACTTTCTTCAGCCTCTTCTGTTTCTTCTACCTCTTCGGTAGCAGCTTCGGGCTTTTCTTCAGATGCTTCCTCAGAAACTTCAGGATCTGCCTCAACAGCTTCCTCTTCTGACTCTTCCATCTCAGCTTGAGCATCATCAGACTCTTCCACGGTTTCCTGTTCGGAAGTGGAAGATGTGATGCTAGACAAATCCTCACTGAGACCAGTAGCCACAGCTAAGATGTCTTCTTCTTTGGTAACATCATCCATTATAGAATTCTCCTCAGATTTTGCTTTTTCGGAATCTTCATAAGATAGTAATGAATCATCCCTATTAATATCACTTTCCATCTCTTGAGCAGCTAGCGCCGTTAAAAAAGCGCCTTTTAGTTGCAAATAAGCTGGTCGTGACTCTTTCTTTTTCATGCCTTTTAATATTGACTCATTCTCTTGAACAGAGACTATATCTTCGGTATCCATAGAAAGTACGAAGGCAGCGCTTTTAGCTACCCAGTTTTCCGAATCAGCGACTGGTGCAGAACCATCTTTTACGGTTGTACTTCTAACACCTGACTTCTGATCTGCTGGCTGATTAACAAAAGAATACTCCTTAAATGATATGTCTTGCATATCAATATAAGCTAACTTACCCTTGTAAACCTTGCCTCTTTTATATTTAGGTAGACGTGGTCTACCAGAATCTGTTTCCTGAGCTAGATCTTCACCACTGATGCTGCATACTGCTTTTGCAGCTCTGCCACCAACAGACCCTGTGAGATACCTTTTGTCCATAACTTTTTGAGCAGCAACGGGGTCGGTTATGGCTATTTGAAGTCTAACAAAACTGGACCCATCCTCTTCCTTATCCATCTTAGCTGCCATAATTCTACCAATTGGCTCAGTGTTTAAATCATGATTGAGTATTATTGGCTTAGGATAAGGAGCGACCCATGATTCCAAAGCTGATTCTAAAGCTTCTGCTGAGTAATGGTTGTAATTAGCGGTCAAACCCTCATGAATAGCAGCAACTTCAATAATAAGCCCGTGCTTTGAGTTAAATGATTCAGAAAAATCTATGTCTGAATCCTTAAAGTTAGGAAGTTGAACAGTAAAACTTTCAACAAAATCTATTGACATACTACGCACCTTTTAGTTTTAAACTACACTTATAGTAAATTTGTTTTTATAACATTGAACAAATTTATACAAATTTATATTGATTCTAGAACTTTGCCTCTAGTATCCCCATTTTTTGATACATCTTCCAATGCAAGCTCAGACATAACGTGAACTGAGTATATGTATGAGGCAGAGTAAAGAGAGTAACCTTTTTGCTTACATGAGAGTGACCAGCCGACATCTTCCCCTTGCCTATGGACAGAGTAATCAACATTTTCGTAAACACTTCTGCTCATCATCTTTGCAGCCATGATCACATCAGATTTAAAATAGCTACCAAGTGGATATTGAGATTCCCTATATGCCCTGTTGGGTTCATCCTTCTTCCAGCTCATAACGCTAGGGTAGTCTGTTCCAACTGGAGTCATAAACATTAAAGGACTAACTGCATCAGCTCCATCATCTATATGAGAAGTCAGTAATCTTATCGTATTCGGGTTAGTTAGAATAATATCGGAATCAAGACTAAAATAATAATCTGGAGATATTTCTCTAACTTTGGATAGAATAGAATTTCTTAAGGAAACCATATTCTCATATTTAGATAGGGTCCACTGTCTTCCATTGTCTTTATGGGCAAAATGAGATATATCATTTCATACATTAATATCAAAAAGCCCCAAACTATTATCAGCTTTTCTCCACTGTTCTAAGATAGATACCGTAGCTTCGTCATCGGGTGACACTTCAAAGATAAAGCCAACATCTTTAAAGTTCAAACCTTGTGACTTAACGTACCTTATCCACAATGGAAGGATCCAATCTCTTTTATAGACCGGACAACCTATTACCAGCTTCACTCTTCTTCTTCAGCCTCTTCTTGATTTTTCTGAGTGGTCTTAGCTGCGACTTGCTTCTTAGCTGTCGTTTTTACAGGTTCTTTTTGCTCAACTTGTTGCACTGCCTCTTTAGCAGTTATCGCATCGTCGTTACTAGCATCATAAGATAGATTGGCAATATAATCAACAATGTCAACCATCATCTCAAGAGCAAGTCTTGCTTGCCCATTTCCAACAGCCCTTTTAAAAGCTTCACACGCATCATCTGTCCTTGCATAGGACTTGTGTGCTTCATTCGTTAACTTGATTTTCATTATGATTCACTTTCCTTACTTGTATCATCAACATATACTATATTATACTCTTCATCCAACAAACTTTCAACAGCATTTAACAGGTTACTATCTGCTCTTTTTATATCTGGGGAAGTCTTCCTACCTTGTTGATTAGCAGGACGAACCGCATTGCCTACCCCTCTTCTATTGTTTGGGAGATTTCTTTGACCGGAACTAGCTGATTGCTGCTTATCTCCATCTCTTTGAACATCTGTACCAGATTTCATAGACATCTGAGCTTTTTGAATCTTCATTTGAGTATCCGCTTGCAGACTATGGAACAACTCATCCATATCAGCTTCTGGATCAACACCAAGTTGAGTTCTTGCTTCAGACAATGTTATCACAGAATTTACATACTTTTGTATAACGTGCGTTTCTTTTTTGACCTGAGTATCAACATCTATTTCATTAAATTTAAAATAGCATCTATCTGACGTTCCGTCACTGTAAGGTGTAGCTATGGGATCAAAGCCACCCTCTAAGAGAAGTTCATTGAATATGTGAACTCTAACTATCTCTGCAAATATCTTCTGATATTGCTTAACCTTATCATAAAGGGCGGTATCAAGTCTTTCAGTAACTGATCTATTTCCACCATTCATCATCATTCCCAAATGGTGAGGTGCGACACCCAGTCCAACTGCAACTCTTTCTTTAAAATGATCTATATAAGCGCTTGCGTCGAGTGCCTGGTTATTAGAACCAACAATATCTATATCATGACGATGAGGAAGTATTAAACCACCTTCAGTCCTCATGCTTTCTATTTCTGCAGCGGCTTTTA